TTTTTCAACGGCAAGAGTGGCAGTGAGGCGTACACGAAGTTCCTGCAAGATTGCGACGGCATTGGAACGACGTACGTGGACTTTTTTAAGAGAGTCTTTCAGGTGATGCTGACGTATGGCGCCGGGTGGGTGTTGACGGACTTGCAAGCACTTGACTCAGGTGAGGTGCCACCTGCTTCACTTGAAGAGGAGAGGCAGCGCGGGTTGCTCGACCCGCACTTGGCCTGCTACTCTCCGCTCAACGTCATCAACTGGCAGACGGACGAGATGGGGAAGCTGAAGTGGGCGGTCGTGAAGACTGAGGTGCAGCAGCAGGAGTTTTTGGAGAAGGCCGAGATCGTCACCACGTTCTATTACTACGACCGCGAAAATTTTCGAGTCTACGAGGATCGCCGCAGTCCTGAGGAGCAGACGCGCATCGCGACTGATGACAGTGGGAGGATGGCAAAGCTGATTCGCCAAGGCAGACACGCATTGGCGCACGTGAACCGCTTGCCTTTGCGTCGCGTGACGTTGAGCGAGGGGCTGTGGCTCGCGAATCGTGCGTACTTGCTCCTCGTGGATCACTTCAACCAGGACAACACGCTCGCGTGGATGCTGTTCATGTCGAACTTGGCAATGCCCGTGGTGATCGGCGACGTGGATCCGAGCGGCATGACTTATAGTGAAATTGGTTACTTGCACTTTCCTTCCGGCACGCTGTACCAGTGGTCTGAGCCAGAGGGGAAGAGCCTCGTTCACTCTGCGAAGCGCGTGGAGTCGCTTAGGGAAGAGTGCTTCCGCTCGATGAACTTGCAGGCTCAGGGACGCAGCATGCGGGCCACGCCGGCCATGCAGTCTGGTCGCAGCAAGATCTTGGAGATGGCGCCAGCTAAGCAAATACTCTCTGGCATGGGGGACGACGTTCGCGGTCACATGCAGGATGTGCTGACAGACGTGCGCGACGCGCGGCATGAGCCTGACGTCGAGCCAGACGTTCGAGGACTCACGTTCCAGGAGGATATGTCGACGGAGGAGGTGTTTGCGGTTTCCTCCTTCTTGAAATTAAGGATTCCCTCGCGCTTATTGGAGAAGTCCGTGATGAAGAAGGTCGCGAAGGCGTGGCTGATCGACGCGAACCGCGACGAGCTCGTCAAGGTGTACGAGGAGATCGACGCTGGACCGACCATTGAAGAGCGCGAGCGCAAGGACATGAAGGACCGCGTGAAGCTCGCGAAGGACAGCATGCAGGCATCCCTGGACGACAGGAGCAGCGGAAGTGCCATGCCTCCTGGGCGCGGCGGTGCTGGGCCATCCGTCAAGGATGGTTCTTCAGAAGGCAAGGGACAGGAGAAGTAGTCCCGTTGTGTAAGTTCATAGAAAAGGAGCAATAGCAGATGCCTACACCATATACGAGGCTGACCACGTCAACTCTCAACTCTCTAGCGTCGACGACGCTAGGCAACTTGTATCCGTATCAAATACTGCAGGTTGAAGAATTACTCAATCGTGTGAATTGGGGCAACGCCAACAGTGTGGCTGGCGAGGGGTCCAATTCCGACGTCGGTGCACAGCCCACGATCACTCAGATCATCACGATGCTCGGGAGCAACAATCCGTAAGCAACCCCCCTGCAAACGTCGGCAAAATAACCATTTACAGGAGACGAAGAGCGGTGTATAATGAAGACTTGGAGTGAGGCCTTTCGACATGTCGATTCTAGGTAACAAGCCCGGTGATGGCACCCCGCCTCCAGTCACGCTCGAGGGCGTGCTGGCCGAAGTGACGAAGCTCATAGATGCCAAGGTCGGAGCGAAGTTTGACGACTTCAAGAAGTCCGGGCTCGGTGATGCCATCAAGGCTCAGGTGGAGCCCGTGAACTCTCAACTGGCGACGATCAACGACGCTCTGGCGAAGTTGGTCGCTGGCCAAGGTAGCTCGGGTGGTGCTGGTGAGGCTGCTGGTGCAGGCGCCGGAAGGCAGCAACTTCCTCCGGAAGCCAACGCGCGCTTCAAGGAGCTCACGGATCAGCTCAAGTCCTATGGCACTGAGATCTCAACCTTGAAGACGGCCAAGGAGCAGGCTGAGCGGCGCGCCGAAGAGACGGAGCGCTTCTCGACCATTCGAACCGCGCTCAACGGTCTGCCATTCGTCAACGACAAGGCGGCGGAGACCGCCTTCTCCATCGTTTCGCCGCACGTCCGTCGGCTCGATGATGGGTCCCTCGTTGCAGGGATCAATGGCGACAACTTTCCCGTGGATGCCTTCACGAAGGACTACTTGCAGAAGGATCATGGGTACCTGTTCAGAACGACCGGCGCGACCGGCTCCGGTGCTCCAGCGGCTGGCAGCGGCCTGCGCATGGGAGCCAAGGCCGACATTAACTCCATCAAGGTCGGCATGAAGCAGGAAGATCGGCAGGCTGCTGTTGAGGCGATCGCGGCGGCGCTGCAGAGCAACGCGGCGTAGGAAAGAGCATGGGACTCAGGGGGCCAAAGCCGGAAGAGATCAACGAGGGAGCACTGCTGTTCTGTTCTCCTGAGTCCGACTACTGGATGCTGAGGCGACTGTGTGGTTGGATCGCAAGAAAGTGACGGTCGACGAGATTTTCGCACAGCCTGTTCGCCATAAGTACGTGCGCAGAGTGACGGGTGGGTCGGTAGTTGCAATCAGCGCGTAGGTAGTTTAGAAAAAGGAGAACAAACGAATATGGCCGCTATAACGTCAGGAAATGTGGCTTAATGGTCTAGGCCGTTGCCCGAGTAATTGGGCAAAGAAAATACCTCGTGAATTGCTGGAAAACCTAAACCTCTGAAGAGGCACGGCAATCAGCAGCCAAGCCCTGGTGACAGGGAAGGTTCAACGACTAGAGCGCAAGCTCGTAGGACCAAGCGGTCCGAAGTGCGAGGCTCCAGGAGAAATTCTGGATGATGATATAGTCTGAGCTGCTAACGAAAGTAGCAGAAGGTCGGGAATAGCGATCCCGGTCGCAACACTTCTGGAAGCCATCGTGAAGTTGGTCGCAGCCGACGCGCTGCCTGCGCTGGTCGGCAATCTTGTTATGGGCAACCTCGTCAATCGGTCCTATGAAGCCGATCTGGCCAATCAGGGGGACACGGTGAACATCCCAATCCCGCCCACTATGGCCGCCAACAACATCGCAGAAGGTGGCTCGGTGAGTACGCAAAGTCCCTCGCTCGGCAACGCGCAGGTCGTGATCAACACGCACGCGGAATCGTCGTTCCAGATTCCAGACGTGACGCGCGTCCTGGCACATCCGGACTTGCTCAACATGTACATGATGCCGGCGATCATCTCGCTCGCGGAGCGCATTGAGCAGGACCTGACGCAGCTCTACTTGAACCTCACGGCCAACACGGCTGTCGGGACGTCGAACACGACCATCACGGAGTCGGTGATCGACAGCGCAGAAACGATCCTGTTCACGGCCAAGGTTCCAGATTCCCTGCCCAAGTTCCTGGTTCTCAGCGGCTCGACGTACTCGGACGCCCGTCAGATTCAGCGCTTCTCGGAAGACAAGGTATCGCCGGAGTTCGCGGGCGTCATTCCGACCGGCAGCGTCGGGCGCCTGAAGAACTTCTACGTCATGCGCAGCCAGTACGTTCAGAAGCCGAGCTCGACGACCTACAACTTGGCCTTTGCGCGCGACGCCTTCGCCCTGGTCATGCGCATGCTTCCCAAGCCGCTCCCGAACACGGGCGCGGTCGCGGAGTATGCATCTCTTGGCAACTTCGGCATGCGCGTGGTGCTCAGCTACGCGCCCAATACCCTGGCGCAGCAGTTCACTGTGGATACCCTCTATGGCGTGACTGTGCTTCGCAACGTGTACGGCGTCGCGGTGCTGAGCTAGTTTCAGTAAAGACAGATCGAGGGGCTAGGCTGGCCTCTGTTGAATGGCCTGGCCCTTAGATTAGGAGAATGAGATGGACCTCAAAGAGTATTTTAAGGACGCGCACGCTGAGGAAGCTAGGCTGGAGAAAGAGTATCCAGAGGGCGTCGTCTACGTGACGTCGCTCTTTCATCGTGAGAGGGGCTCGACGCCAGGCAGCACCTTGAGCGCCACGTGCCGCAATGCCGCGCGCGTCATCACAGACGGCACGCACAGGGTGTCGACTCAGGAAGAGATCGACGGCTTCTTGAAACACCAGCAGACTCAGTTGAGGAAGAATGCGGCGGCTGAGCAGGCCAACAAGAAGCAATACATCGTGGTGGTCAACCAGAAAGATGGCGAGTCTCCCGAGGCCGTCTTCGCCGGCGGGGCTGAGGCTGCTCCGGCGATTGGCCGTGGAAAGCAAGTCAGCAGCAAGTAGCGGTGGGGCTGCTTGGCGAGTCCAAGGCGCGCAGCTTAAATGAACGCGATCATCGACGCCCACTAAGTTTCGGCAATGCTTCAAGAACAAGGAGCTAACGGAAGACGACGCTCCTAGGAGAGATCCATGACTTTGACAGAAGTTCAATCGCGCGTCACCAAGACCGCGTCTTTCGTAGGTTCCGGCATCGACGTCTCAGGCATGACCGGGGACTGGACGCTCAAGCTGCAGGTCGAGGCCTTGTCGGACTCGACTGCCGTCAACGTCCCGACCGTTCGCTTCGGCTTCGAGGACGCCGTGCTCGCGGACTTTACCGGCGCTCTCACGGGCCCGACCATCGACTTCAAGGGGACGCTCGCCAAGTCGTACGACAAGGTGAAGTCCTTCAAGAAGCAGGACTTTCCCGGTCTGCGCATCGGCGTCACGAGCGGCATCCTCCGGCTGAAGCTTCTGGAGCTCTCGGCGTATGCGAGCGGCGCAGTCATTCCGACGACCACGACCACGGGCACCTGCACCTATCGGGCTTGGGTCGAGTCGGCCTAGGCGAAGGTTTTCACGAAGAGCGTGGCGGGGCTTGGCGGAGGTTCCGCTGAGCCCCGCTTTAGCATTGTGCGTGAGTGGGGAGGTCTGCTTTGCTTTGGACGGACAGCATATTTCTTGCGCCGGGAGACTTGGCACGGATAGACTCTGAAGTGCAGACAGTTGCCACCTCGGAGAGTATCACGTTGACTGGAGACAACGGGATGCTGCGAGGTGCTGTTGAGGAGGCTGCGAATGAGATGATGAAACTCGTCATCTCTTTTGGCGGCTACCTCAATGCTGGTGACTTGACGGCTAACCATCTCGCGGCTGTGCTCAACGTTGGCATCGGCAACTCAGTTCGACAGAAGGTTGGCCTACAGCAGATAGTGGTCTCTGGCGACGTGCCTGGACAGTGGAACTGGGTTAAGCAGTGGGTCGTGTACTGGGCGTTGAGAAATTTCTACCGTGATGCCTTTGCCAGAGTCGGCGGCGATCGCTACAAAGTGAAGATGGACTTCTACAGGGAGGAGATGCAGCGCCGCATCACCTCCAACCTGTACACGCTTGGCATTCCAGTGGTCATCAGGCCCTTGGTCAGGCCTGCGGCAAAGTTCGAGCGGAACACGGGCACTTGGGACTCGAGCAACGTGAACTTAGTCACGGGGTCGGGGATTGCCACGACGCCGTTCGACGTGGTGGTCACGTACTGTGACATGAGTCAGTCGAATTTCTACGCGAGTGCCGCCATGCCGAACAACTGCGAGTCTGAGCTGTCGGACGTCGTCACCGTGACGCCTGGCGGCGCGCAGGTCATTGAGGTCGACATCACCTCGCTGAATCCTCCCTCTGGAGCACAGCATCCTTCACAGATTCTTGTAGTCGTGGTGTCGCCACTGCGGGCGACCCACTGGAACGTGTACATCGGCAACCAAGGAGGCGTGCTGTATTTGCAGAATGCTGCACCGATACCCATCACGACGAAGACGTACACGTTGGTGAGTGATCCAGTGATGAGTGGCTACGAGTCATCCAATGGGCAGTATCCAGACAGGCGGTTGTCGATCGCGCCAATGAGGCAGCGTGCGTAGGCACTTTTTCACAGCTTAGGAACTGATGATCTCTCAAGAAAAAGTCGACGCCCACGTGAACAGAGTCGAGAGACTGACACTCAGCTTCGAGACTCAAGTCTCGCGTGAAGTTGACCGCGTGGCTGCAGACGTCTCTGAGTACGTTCTCAAGACGTTGAGCGTGCATCGAGGGGTCGTCGTGTGGTCTCCAGAGAATGCGCAAGGCGTGCTGGCGATTGAGGACGTCTTTCAAGAGTCCTTGGACGTGTCCGACTACTACCCCACGGTTCTTGCCTTTGTTGAGAGCTTCGCAGACCAAGTCAGCGACTTTGACTCCATGCACGAGGGCACACCACCGTCGTCGTGCGTCCTCACGTCAGGAGATCGGGGCGTGCTCTCGAGCCAGGCATCCGTGGCTGTCGCGATTCTCGAGGGCCACTCGACCCAGGGAGTCCTCAACGAGCTTCGTCAGCTCCTGGCACGGTCACTCGGCAGTGTCTTGAGACTGTCTGAGTTGGCCCAAGAGATCAATGCCATCGTTCGGAAGATGTCGCACGTTGGGCCGATTGGAAAAGACCAAGCAAACCTATGGCATCGTTTGTTATGTTCACTGGCGTATCGTAGAGTCGAGGAGCAGGGGACGAAGCTCGCCTACACTTATGCAGGTCCGAGGACCAACTCTACCAGGGGCTTTTGCTCCAGGCTCTTGTCCGGCAACCCTCTGACGCTTGGCGAGGTCGCCGCGCTCGACAACGGCCAAACTCAAGATGCTTTTCTAAATGGTGGTGGGTTCGGCTGCAGCCACTTTTGGTTTGGCGAAGCTTTGGAGGTAGGTCGTGCTAGCTAAAGTCTCGCAGCAGGTCCTGGACGCAGTCTACGCGCGCCTGTCGGCCGCCAACGGGTACAATGCTGGCCTGCTGACGCAAGCCCCCCTGTATGGCCTTCAAGCTTCGCTCATGTCACTGGACTTTTCCTCAAGCAGCCAGAACTTTTACTTTGATCAGATTGACTCGGAGATGCTCGAGAAGTCTGGCACCATCAGGTATCCGTTCGCCTCACTGTACATACTCGACTCTATTCAGACGAACGATCAAAAGTTCGTGCAATTCTCTGGCGCCATTCGCTGCATATTTGACGTGAACCTCTCCTGGGTTCCTGTCAGGGGGACCCAGAACAGGGAGATCTACTCCAGCTGCGTCGAGGACGTGGTGGTGGACGTCATCAACAGGGTCGACAATCAGAATTGGGGAAAGCCACTCGTGTACAATGGGCAGATTCAGTGCAGGAGAGGACCGACGGTTTTTGGCGCGCAAAACTATAAGAAGAGGATCAGCTTTGTCATGCTCTTTCAGCTTCACCAGTGACAGGTTCGGCAACAATGTCGTGTCCTTGTCGGTCTCTATGTTGTACAATGGAAATTGAATTGGAGTCCTTGCATGATTGCTTGCAGATACGTCGGTGGTGACTGCTCACAGATTGGAGACCGTGAGTTTGACACGGTGGGGCAGCGAGCCGTCTTCAGTGAGCAGGGCTTTCGCGAGGCAGTTCTCGGAAATGCCCCGTTCATCGTGGAGGAGGACTTTAGCAAGGTTGGCTTCACGGCTGATGAACTCTCGATGTACGGGCAGTCGGGCATGAGGGTCGATCCGCCGCAGTCGTTCAATGACAAGTTGAGCATGGCGCAGCAGATGTTTCGCGAGGTGCGGGCAAGAATGGAAAGCGAGGCCAGCCGCGTGCTGGCTGAAGCCTCCGACAACGTGGACGTTCGAGAGCCGGAGCCTGCAGTCAGTCTCTAGCTTAAAAGAATAGGAGAGTTGATAGGCAATGGCTAATTACTCATTTTCACGCCTTGAGCGCGCGTACTTACAAAAACAGCCTACTTTCGGCACGATCCCGAACGCCTCAGGGACGGCGTCGGTCGCGAACTCCAACGCTTGCCGCTTCATTCGAATGGAGCTGCAGAATGACGTCGCCCTCTTGGAGCGTCCTGACAAGACTGGCACCCGGTCTCAAGAGGGAATGGTCGGTGGACGCAAGGCTGGTCGATGGAGCATCGAGATGTCGCTCGCGGCCAACGGGACGCCTGGCACGGCGCCGGACTGCGATCCCATCCTCGTCGCCATGTTTGGTCAGACGGCGGCCGTAGGTGCTGGCACGTACGCCATCGCCAGCTCGACGGCGACACTGCCCATCGTCGTCACTTGCGCGGCGCACGGCATTACGTCTGGAACGTTCGAGGTCGTGACGATCGCTGGCCACACGGTCAACACGGCTGCCAATGGAACGTGGCTGGCCTACGCCGGCAGCACGACTGCACTGACGCTCGTTGGGTCGGATGGTTCCGCGTCCACCGTTGGAGGCGCGACTGGCACGGTCAGCAGGGTGAAGCTGACGTACACCTTCATCGACGACATCACCCAGTTCACGCTGTGGTCCTTCCGCACGGCGGCAACCCTCGACCAGCGCGTCGGCCACACGTGCGTGGTTGCGGAGGCGACGTTCAACCTCAATCAAGACGTCGCGACGTGGCAGGCGAACGGTGATTGCTTGTGGGTGCTGCGCAGCAAGGACTTTGCCACGGCTGACGTCTATCAGGCGGGTGGCTTGACGACCTTTCCCACGGAACCCACGACGCCGGTGACAAATGGGAGCGTGATTCCTGGGTTTACCGGCCGGTTTGTCGCAGGCGCGAGCGCGAACACTGTGTCGGCCTCCGTGTACGCTACCGCGGCCGTCGCGTTCCCCACCATCAGGAACGCCACCATCAGGGTCCAGACAAACAACATGCTGGTGCGCGACACGTTCGGCAGCTACTATGCCACGCTCACCGAGGGTGACGTGCGGAACGTGACCCTCTCGTTCAACATCTACGACGACGACAGCACCGCGGTAAACCTCCTGAAGACGTGGGGCGACAGCAAGGCGCCGGTCGACTTCGTCTTGAACCTGGGGACTGTGGCGGGGAATGTGTGGGTGCACTACCTCAAGAACATCTATTTGGCGAGCCACGTCCTTGGAGACGGGTCTCTGCGCTTTGATGCGAGCTATTCAGATAGTCGGGCCACTACCTCGAATCTTGGGGTCAGGGATGAGTACTCGCTCATCCTCGCGTAGGCGGCAAGTTCTCCGTTTTCTCTGAGTGGTCTTGTGGTACAATAGAATAGTGTACGGCCTCATCTATTGTGTCACTAACGCGGTGAACGGGAAGCAGTACGTGGGACAGACGATCTATTCGGCGGCTAGGCGTTGGCAGTTTCACTTGGTGGCGGCTCTTTGCTATTTTTCCCAGGGCGCCTTGCACTGCGCCATTCGCAAGTATGGCGCTGAGGCGTTCAAGATTGAGCAGATCGATTCTGCTGAGTCTCTTGAAGAGTTAAACGAGAAGGAAGTTTACCACGTTGCGCGACTAGGGGTGTATGGCGGCGGGTACAACTTGACACCGGGAGGTGGTCAGCCGAGGATTTCTGAAGAAACTCGTAAGAAGATGTCTGAGGCGCAAAAAGGTCGTGTGACCTCTGTAGAAACTCGCAGAAAGATATCTGAGGCGCGAATTGGATTTTCTAGGGGTCTTAATTCTGTGGAGACTCGTAGAAAGATATCTGAAAAGAGTACGAAGTATTACGCTATTGCAGAGAATCGCCGAAAGCAGTCTGAATCGCACAAAGGAAAATCGCACAAAGGAAGAGATGTGTGGACCTATTGCAAGCGCGGTCATCCATTCTCCGGCGAGAATTTGTACGTTGTGCCAAGTAACAGAGTTCGGATTTGCTTGACCTGTTGGTACTTACGCTGCTGCCGCAAGCTCCCCGCTCGCTTGCAAAAGTACGTGACCGGCAAAGAAGTCTATAAGAAGAAGGAGAAAACCGCACAATGAAGCATTACAACACAACTCGAAGCATTCCACTTGAGACCTTTCCTGAGGTGGAAGTGGTGCTCCGGAAGATGACTGAAGGTCGCAGACTGGAACTTCGCAAGGCGATCGGCGAGCCAAACCGCAGGATTCGGGAGATCCTCCGTGAGCAGGCGGCCATCGAGCAGCAGCCTGAAGAGACTCGAGACATGTCGAAGTGGCTCGAGCTTCAGGACGAGTTCGACGGCATCATGCTGGAGAGCATCAACGTGGCCTGGGTTCGCTGGGGCGTAAAGCAGATCTCGGGTCTGGAGGTCGACGGCAAGTCGCTGGGCGTCGAAGATCTGATGGATTGGCCGTCGGAGATGTTCGGCGAGGTCCTCTCCCTAGTCAAGGGCGAGGCTGAGTTAAACGGGACAGAAAGAAAAAACTCCGAGTCGCGTACCACTGGTGGAGAACCGGCGCCAGTGAGTCCGAGTCCTTCGACTGCGGACAGTGCAAGAAGCGCGGATGGTGGCGCGAGCGAAACTGTCGTCTCCATTTCCCAAGCAGGATAGACCCGAACAGGGCAGTCTGCTGGGAAGCTACGTACAAAGACACGGGCGGTAAGCCGTTCGTGCTTTTCGACACTCAAACATCGGAGTGTCCTACCTCTCTCTTCGTGACCGAGTCCAGGGGGTCGCGAAATGCTCAGACGTCGCTTGAGCTCGTCGCCTACTGGTCAAGGGTGAGGATCCTCAAGGAAAGTCTCGGAGCTTCGCCTCACGGGGGCGACCTCAATAAATTTCCCGCTCGCATCGTGGACGCGTTCGTCATCCTCGCAGAAGAGCACAACCGCGTGGAGAGCATGCGGTATGCGCAGCAGCCTCGACCCCAGCAGCAAGCCCCCACGCAGCGGAGAACCAGGAGATAGCAGATGGCGGTCAACAACGACTTCCTCGGTCAGATAACGGACGCGCTGGTCAACAGGACGTCTGAGCCTGGCAAGTTGGACGACGTCGCCCAGAAGTTTGGCGACGTCGTCCGCAGCGCCGACAAGACCGTCAAGTCGTTCGACAAGATGCACGCGCAGATGACGGCCATCCTCAAGGAGGCCACGCGCAATGCGTCTCGCGAGCCCAATGCCGTTCCGTTCTCCGCTCAAGAACTCACCAAGATCACCGGCAAGATCCTCCAACCCCTGTACCTCGAGATGCATGCACTGGCCCACGCCACGTCTGAGCTGAACAAGACAGCAGTTGCGCAGCACAAGGCGACCCAGAACTTTGAGCGTGAGGTGAGCGCCAAGTTCACCAGGCTGCAGCAGAAGTTGGAGGCTCGCACCGCCCGCGCCATAGCTTCCCCCACAACCCCTGTAGACAGGACATCATTTCAGGCGCAGCTCTCACGTGCCTTCACTGACTTGTATAGAAATCAGCGAACGTTTGAGCAGCAGATGTTGGCCCAGTTTCGCACTGAAGTCATGGAGATTCAAGGTGAGATCAGGGCGAAGCTCAAGGAGCAGAAGCGTGCGGGATGGTCAACTCCGCAAATCGCGATGGTGGAGGACCTTCCGGCGACGCAGTACGGGGCGCCTAGCAGTGGCCGCAGACTAGATTACCATGGAGTCAGAAACAAGGCTCTTTCAGATCTTGATGAGTGGGCAGTCAGGCAGGTCATTGGCCGCATCGAGGGTGGCATCGAGGCGCGCGCCATGCACCCGGCGCACAGCACCCAGTATGGCATCAAGAAGGGGGCTGGACCGGCGGCGGAGTCTACTCCAGCTTACCTTGGTCCTGCGGCAATTAAGCTGGAGCATCAGTTTTACGAGCTCAGTCGGTTCTTGGACCACTTGCAGGGCGCTATAGGGGATGTTGCAGCGGCAAAGGATCTCTGGCGCATGGTGTCTTTCCAGAGGCAGTATGTTCAGGAGAAGCGGCAGCAGAATCTTAGACCTCATGGATCGGCGCTGTCTCGTGACGAAGTAATGCTGGGCGAGGACCTGACCTACGCTACCGTGGCGCAGGTGAATTCGAGGATCTACCACTCCACCCTTCCGCCATCCTATTGGGGCAGCAGGCGCGAGTACGCAAATGCGCGAGCAACAGAGAGGCGCCTGGAGCCGAAGGTCGCCTTGGCCAGGCAGATAATGGCGCAGTGGCCCAAGCCCGACAGGAGCTACGACCCTGCCGAGATAGATGCTTTCCTTGGGCAGCATGGAAAGAGGCCTTCTGGAGCCTCCATTGGGCCGGCCGCCATGATGCTGAATGCTGGCGGCATCAGCGGGCACCGGGCTCATGAGCTGCTTAACACCGTGCTCGGCGGCTGGGAGGCCAACAAGAACATCAGGAACGCTGCCGCGGCGGCCGCGTCGCGTGACGCCTACACCAAGTTGCTGGCCGCGCCCAGCGTCATTGGTAGTGAGCGAGCGTCTGCACAGCAGCCCATGAGCGAAGCCAAGCGGAAGGGCTTCGAGTACGAGGCAAAGAGGAGAGCTAGCCAGAGGGGCTTCATCACGGCCGACTTCCTCGACTTCTTGAATCCGTTTAGCAAGAAGGGCAAGGAACAGCAGCCACCCAGGGACTATCGTGCCGAGATGCGGTATGATGCAACCTACGAGAAGCTCAAGAAGCTCTCTGACGCGATAGGCGCGACGGAGAGCTCGTTCAAGCACCTCAACGAGGTGATCGCGCCACAGAAGCTGGCCGACGTCGCAGCGCGTCGAGGACACGTGTCTGAGCTAGCTTCGCGCCGCGTCGAGGGCATAAACGAAGCTCAAAAGGCCACCGAGAGCGCGCTGGGCTTCAGTGCCCTCGAGGCCCAGACCTCCTTGGAGTTTGCTCAGGAGAGGGCTCTTCGCACCAGGACGAAGTTGCAGGGTGCGGAGAAGAGTGGTGGCGTTTCTGTAGCGAGTGTCGCGGCACGCGAGAAAATTTCCGCGGGCGCGGCGCGAGAAAAGATGACTGCCGAGATCGTCGATCCAATGACGGCACTTCCTGGAATGAAGGCCGCCATCGCTCAGTATCGCGCCTCCACCGCGGGACTGGGGCTCGGTGAAGAGGAGAAGATATCTGCCGCTAGGACACTGGCCGCGGAGCAATACGCGGTCGCGCGGTACGGAGCTGGCAAGGGGATTGACCGCAAAGTCCCTGGCAAGTACACCAGTGCCGCCGCAGATCTTCAGACTCAGGTCGAGGGCCTGCTCGGTGGCTTTCAGACGTCGAGGCAGCAGGCTGGCACGAAGATTGGCACGATCGAGGCTGACAAGGAGGAGGCACTTGAGAGGCTGGGCGCGAAGGAGAAGAAGATCGATGACGACGTCGCTCAAGCCAAGGTCAGGAGTGAGAAGCGCGTCGAGGATTTGAAGAGGGCTGGTCGCGGCACCGTGGAGAAGTACGCCAAGAACGAGGAAATGCTCGCTGGTCGCGGCGGTAGCAGCAGCGGACGCGGGGCTAATGGTGCAGGCTCAGGCAAGAGTGGCATAGGCGCTGGCGCGCAGAGCGGCTATGGCTTTGGCATGGGCTTCATGGCCCTGGTCGCCTACGACGACGCCATGAAGAACTTGGTCAAGGACATGGCCATCTACTCGGCGCGCACCGAGATGATGGAGATGGCCACGAACCAGATGGCCAAGACCTCTGGCTTGAACGTCAGTCAGGTAGATGCCGAGGTCGAGGCGATCAAGCGCCTCAACGTCACGACGCAGGTCGCGCACCAGACAGTCCAGCGCTTCATGATGATGCAGATCGATGTGGCCAAGGCCGCGAAGCTGGTCGCGGTGGCGCAGGATCTGGCAGCGATCTCTGGCGCCGATGCCATGGAGACGGTCTCGCGCTTGTCTCAGGCAGTGCTCACTGGATACACGCGCAACTTGCACATGATGGGCTTGCAAGTTACTGCTCTTGGTGTCATGTCCGACTTGAAGAGGAGCAGGAAGGCTGAGGGAAAGACCGGCACTCCATCACTGTTTGAGCAGCGCCAGGTCCTGACCAATGCTATTCTCTTGGAGGGAGCCAAGGTCTCCGGGGTGAAGGAGCAATCTCTGTCCACGGCGGGTGGCCAGTTTGCCTACTTGAGGAAGGAAGCCCAGGAGACGATGAACGTCCTGGGCAAGGAGTTCCTACCCACCTTCACCCAGGTGATGGCGTCCATGACAAGTGGGCTCAAGACCATTCAGGGGAGCGCCGAGGGGTTTGCGGATTTGGCGAAGGCGCTTGTGTCGGTAGGGACGGCAGCCACCATAGCTGGCACGGCTGGCTTTGCCTTGCAGGGTGTCAAGGCCCTGTCAGCCGTAAACCCGTGGGTACTGGCGGCCACTGCAGCCGCTGGGTTGTTAACGTATGCGTATCTTGACAAAGATAAGTCCACCTCGTATAAGGCTGTAGCTGGTCATCAGAACGCTGCATTCGCAGAGAGGCGCAAGTTCTTGGAGGCTGAACTTGCCGGGGCTAAGCCTGGATCCCCCCTGTTCATCTCCGACACGGAGTCGTTGGTGTCGTTGAAGTTGCAGCAGCGAGGCGCCAACGATGATCTGAAGGTAAAACTTGCGGAGGACTATAATCAGCGCGCTAAGAATTTGAACTATTACATAGAGGCTCAGGAAGGTAAGCGAGGCTTTGGCGCCGAGGCTCTGTCTGTGTTGACTGGAAATCCAGAGGACAACATCTTTGAGAAGATAGGCGCCCACGTTCCTGACTTTCTCTTTAGCGTGTCGAGTGGCATTGATGGCCCAGGAGACGTTGGCTATGATGCTCTTGGACTCACCTCTTACAGTCGCGCCAAGAGGAGTCGGGCCGCGCTGTT